TGGCACTACTGCCAATATCGGTACTATTACTAATACTGCTGATGTTAAACCCTACGAATTGGTATATGACTGTAGATTCTCCACGGGATTACGTATTGTGACCAGTGGAGCCGACGATATCACTGTAATCTATCAATAATAAGAGGAGAGATGATTAGTTGTAGAAGACTGAATCAGAGGTTAGGTGACCTTATCCACGTCTTGTACCGACTAAACTATACAGGAGAACTGCTAATAATGTCATTTGATCGTCTTACTGCCGCTGTTGATAATGCTGCTGCCACTATGGCAGACGCAATGAGTGACTTCGATTGGTTCCGTAACCACGAAGATCCGGAGGTCGCAGCGAAAGCTGACGAACTGGCCGGAAAGCTTGAGGCTGCTACGGCTGCTCTCAAGGGCGTTACTGACACTATTCCCCCGGCTCCCGCTCCGGAGCCGACGCCTGAGCCCGCCCCGGTCGAGGAGCCCGCTCCGGTTGAAGAGCCCGCTCCAGTGACGGATGGCTCAGTCTAAAAAAGATCTTATCCGAGCTGAAGCTGAAGCGAACTTAGAGTCCTTCATTAAGCTCGTACATAAAGGCCGAGTTCTAGGGTCCACCCATACGGATTTAATCCAGTGGTGGACCCGCTCGGATGCTAAATCTCATCAGATTGTCTTACTACCTCGGGACCACCAGAAGTCAGCCCTAGTGGCTTATAGGGTGGCTTGGGAGATAACCAGAGACCCAACAATCCGGGTACTTTACATCTCCTCAACTTCGAACTTAGCCACTAAGCAGCTCAAGTTCATCAAAGACATCCTCACTTCCGATGTCTACCGCTTTTACTGGCCAGAGATGGTCAATGAGAATGAGACTGAGCGTGAGAAGTGGACTGAGTTCGAAATCTCCGTCGATCACCCTCGTCGTAAAGCCGAAGCGATTCGTGATCCCACGATCTTCACTGCCGGTCTTACGACTAAGATCACTGGCCTCCATTGCGACATCTCAGTGCTCGACGATGTGGTGGTCAACGAGAACGCCTACACCGAGGACGGACGAGAGAAGGTCCGAACTCAGATTAGCTACATCGCATCTATCGAGTCGGCTGAAGCGCGGCAATGGGTGGTAGGAACTAGATATCACCCCAAGGATCTCTACAACGATCTCAATGCGATTGTGGTAGATATCTTCGATGACGAAGGCGATGTCATTGAACACGAACCCCTCTTCGAGAAATACGAACGACAGGTCGAAGATAGAGGTGACGGAACTGGTCAATTCCTGTGGCCACGCCAACAACGATATGATGGTAAGTGGTACGGGTTTGACGAAAGGATCTTAGCTCGTAAAAGAGCGCAGTATTTGGACAGAACCCAATTCAGGGCCCAATACTATAACGATCCTAATGACCTCACTGAAGCTCCCATCGATCCCAGTCTCTTTCAATATTACGAGCAAAATCACGTTCATAGAGCGGATGGCCGATGGTTCTACAAAAATTACCGGCTCAACGTCTTCGCAGCAATCGATTTTGCATACTCACTCTCAAAAGAGGCAGACTATTCTGCTATCGTCGTGGTGGGAATCGATAGCAATCAAAATTATTATGTCCTCGATATTGATAGGTTTAAAACCAATAAGATTGGGGACTATTTCGAAAAGATTCTGCGACTACACCAGAAGTGGGATTTTAGAAAGCTCAGAGCCGAGGTCACCTCGGGTCAAGCTGTTATCGTCGAGGACTTGAAGAATAACTATATCCGTAGACACGGATTAGCCCTGGCCATCGACGACCACAAACCTACCCGCCACTCAGGCTCGAAGGAAGAGCGAATGAACGCTACCCTTCAGCCCCGGTATCAGAACCGTCAGATGTGGCACTACAAAGCGGGAAACTGTCAGACTCTTGAAGAAGAGCTAGTCCTACAAAATCCCCCGCACGATGACGTAAAGGATGCTCTCACATGCTGCATCGATATCTGTCAATCACCGACAGCGATGAGGCGTGGGATGGGTTCCCAGGTTTCTAATCAACAATACTTTCACTCACGCTTTGGAGGCGTTTGCTAGTGGGCAGTGGACTCAAAATTTCAAAAGGTAAAGGTGGGGGTAGCGTTCCCGATTTGAATGGAATGACTCTACCGACATCCTTTGATCAGCTACCACAGTTTCTCGGTCAGATCTTAAATACGACTGGCAATGCCCAGTTCAGCACCATTCCCGGGATGCACAGCCTTGGTACTATGCTTGGTTCTATGTTTGATCCCAGCAAAGGCTTTGGTGCTTTTAAGGGTTGGGGCGGTAAGTAGTGGCCGGTAAAGTCCTAGATCTTTCCCAAGTCCTTCGGATAGATCGGCTTGGGACGGCAATTGCTGATTACTGGGTAACGTGGGACCGCCTACGTCAACCGAAGGTAGATTCCTGGAAAGAAGTTCAATCTTATGTCTACGCTACTGATACCACCCAGACTTCTAATTCCAAGCTCCCGTGGAACAATAAGACAACTCTCCCCAAACTCTGTCAGATTAGAGACAACCTTTACGCCAATTACATCGCCACGATGTTCCCCAAGCGAAAGTGGCTCATCTGGGAAGGAGACGACAAAGCCTCAGAAAACAAAGACAAGAAGGATACAATCGAATCCTATATGTCTTGGGTCATTGACCGTACGAGCTTAAAGAAGTTAATAAGCTAGTTCTCGATTACATCGACTACGGTAACTGTTTCTGTACTGTCGAGTGGGTTGATGGGTCGATTGAGTTGCCAGACCGCTCTCAGGCTGGTTATGTCGGGCCTATGATCCGACGTATCAATCCTATCGATCTTGTCTTTAATCCTATTGCTCCTACGTTCGAAGAGTCTCCTAAGATCGTTCGAACTTTAGTCTCTCTTGGCGAAGTCAAGAAGTTCCTAAACAAGGAAGCGAGGGACCCTGATGAGCTTGATACCTATCAAGAGATCTATACGTATCTGAAAGATATTCGTTCGGCGGTTGGCACAGCCACCTCGACGGAGTTAGTTACCAAAGACGAGTTCTTTGAGAAAGCGGGCTTCACGGATTTTCGCTCATACCTCATGAGCAACTACGTGGAGCTTTTGACTTTCTACGGTGATCTATACGATCCCGAGACTGATGAGCTTCTAGAGAACTACGTCATCACAATTGCTGATCGTCACAAGGTTCTTACCAAGAAGCCGAACCCTAGCTTCTTTGGTAATGCGCCTATCTACCATTCCGGATGGCGTGTGCGTCAGGACAACCTCTGGGCAATGGGCCCATTGGATAATTTGGTAGGTATGCAGTATCGAATCGATCACCTTGAGAATCTCAAGGCTGACGTGTTCGATCTCATCGCCTTCCCTCCACTTAAGGTCAAGGGTTACGTGGAGGACTTCAAATGGGGTCCCTTCGAACAGATTGTGGTCGGGGATGACGGTGATGTCACAGTTATGTCTCCTGCGGTACAAGCTCTTAATGCTGATACTCAGATCGAGATCTTGGAAAACAAGATGGAGGAGATGGCCGGAGCACCGAAGGAAGCTATGGGTTTCCGCACTCCAGGCGAGAAAACAATGTACGAAGTACAGCGTTTGGAAAACGCTGCCGCCCGAATCTTCCAGAACAAGGTGGCGCAGTTCGAACAGACAATGGTCGAGCCAATCCTAAACGCTTCTCTGGAAATGGCTAGACGTAAGATGTCTAGTCAGATTATTCGTGTCTTCGACAACGAGTACGAGGTTGTCAAGTTCCAAGAGTTGACGAAGAACGACGTTACGGGCAATGGACGTATTCGTCCTGTGGCTGCCCAGCACTTTGCTGAAAGAGCCAACCAAATCCAAAATATCACCAACTTCTTCCAGACTTTGGTTCAGGCAGACCCTGATATCAAGTTACATTGGAGTTCTATTAAGCTAGCTCAATTGACCGAGGACCTTATGGACCTCGACTCCAGAGATCTAGTGGAGCCCTTTATCCGGCTCGCAGAGCAAGCTGATGCTCAACGCATTCTAGCTGCTCATCAAGAACAACTCGCAATGGAAGGGCAAGTCCGACCTGGAATTGCTCCGGAAGACTCAACGCAGCCTTTCACACCAAATGGGAATACCAATCAGGTGGCTGGCCCACCTCCCGGACCAAGCGGCCAAAAATAGCTTCGAAGACGTTCTCCGCAATAGCGGACAGGTTCTAGGACGGCTTCAACAGATTTGTGAACAGAACCTACAAAGCATTGAAAATCAGACGACAGGTCCTGAGCAATTCAAAGACCCTTCTTGGCCATACCATACGGCTTATAGACAGGGCCAACAAGCAGCCTACAAAGACCTAATGAGGCTCTTAAGTTTTACCAATGACGGATAACAACGACCCCTTATTTTCCAGTACGACAACAGACCCAGTTGTCCCCCCGGTCCCCGAAAATCCAGACCATGATTTCGTAACGGATCTCGTAGGCGAAGACAAAAAGTATAAGACAGTTCAAGAACTGGCTAAAAGTGTTCTTCACAAAGAGATGCATATTAGGGACCTAGAAAAAGAAAACGCTGACTACCGACAAGCAGTACAGCAAGGACTGACTCGTGAAGAGTTCTATGAGGCGATGAAAGTCCTAACGCAACCCTCGCCTAGTACCCCATCTCAAACAGAGGGCGAACCGGAGCGGGCTCCTTCCTCAGAACAAATCTCGTCTCTCGTAGGCAAGCTCGTAGATGAGCGATTGTCCGAGGATCGACAGAGAGCCAACTTAGACTACACTGTTAAGGAAGCCGAGAAACGGCTTGGCCCGAGCTATAAGAAGATTCTTAGAGAACGTGCTCAAGCTCTTGGTGAGTCTGAACAGGACTTGGCTAAGATGGCTAGAACGAAACCTCAGCTATTTCTAGAGCTGATGGCTCCCGTGAAGTCTGTGGAAACTCATGTTCCAGGTCTTCCACGTTCGGATGTTGATGCGATGAAGGGTGGTGCTCCGAGAGGAACGCCAATCCGGAATCAAAGCTACTACAAAGAGCTTAAACAGAAACAACCTGATGTCTGGAAACGACCTGAAACGCAAGCGCAAATGCATCGTGACGCTCAGTCCCTAGGAGAGACATTCTTCCAATAATAATCTAGGGATTAGTCTGCTATGTCTGGCTTTTCAGTTGCCAGCAACGACCATCTGATTCGTTCAAATATCTGGAGCAACATGCTCAAAGAGACTTTGACGGATGAGCTGTTCGCTACGAAGTATATTGACTGGCTCACCGAGTTCAAAGACGGTGACACGTTCAATATTCCTTCTATCGGCATGATGGAAGCCCGTGATTACACTGAAGGTCAAGCCGTTACCTATACCGCAATGGATACTGGTAACTTCACCTTCACGATCACGGATTACAAGAGTTCTGCTACCTACATCACGAATAAGATGAAGCAGGACAGCTTCTATATGGATCGTCTGGTCAGTTCATTCGTACCCAAGATGAACCGTGCCCTCATGAAAGTTCTTGAGGTTGCGGCTCTTGCTGTGGGTCCTGCGGCTCAGACCGCTTCTGACACCAACACCATCAACGGCGCATACCATCGCTACGTTGGTGGCGGCACTAACGAGACGATGGATGTCACGGATTACGCCAAGGCGCTCTTTGCGCTTCAGAAGGCGAACGTCCCGGCAACCAGCCTTATCGCTATTGTCGATCCGACAGTTGAGTATCAGTTGAATACCATCACCAACTTGGTGAACTTCAGCAATAACCCCCGTTGGGAAGGTATTGTGTCTACGGGTATTTCGACTGGCATGAAATTTGTCAAAAACATCTACGGCTTCGATACCTACACCTCCCAGAACCTCCGTGTGAACAGCGGCTCTGAGACGGTCAATGGGTTGACTGCTGCTGCTGGTGTTTCGAATCTCTTTTTCAGTGCGGCTTCTGACGTACTGCCGTTTGTTGGCTCGATCCGTCAGCCCCCAAAGGTTGACTCCGAGTACAACAAGGATCTCCAGCGTGACGAGTATGTCACGACAATGCGGTATGGCATGAAGCTGTATCGTCCGGAGAACTTGGTGGTTGTCCTTTGCGACACTGATCAAGTTTACGCCTAATAGGAGCGATTATCAATGGTTGATAATACAAATGTGAATGCCGCTCCTGCACAAACTCCTGGTTGGGTGAACCCGGACGGACTTCGTGTGAAGTTTGGCCGTGGTGAAGCCGAGCTTGGGGTAGGGGGCGAGTTCCGCACAGGGCGTGGTAACCAGCGCATTTCCGAGTTCTATGTTGATTACTCGGTTGTGGCTCTTGGTACCGACGCCACCCACAACGTCATCCTCGACTACGATACGGTCATCCCTGCGGGGGCGTATCTCGAAAAGGCTGAGTTCTTCGTCACTGAGGCGTGGGATTCGGCTTCGAACGACGTTGCTCTTAACTTCGGTATGCTCAAGATTCCGGATGCTGGCTCGACGGCTTATGTCATCGACGATGCTGATGGCATCATGGACACGGTTGCTAAGACCGTGATCGACCTTGCCGGTAACCTTGTGGTGACACAGGCGGCTGGTTCATACCCGGATATTACTACCTATGCTGGTGCTCTTATGGGTACTGCCTTAGCGACTAATAACCGAGTTGTTAGTGCTTTCTGGGAGAATCACGTACCCACCACGGGTGCTGGTTGGCTCAGACTCTACTGGCAGTACAACCTCAAGGTTGCACTGTAGTTTAAACTGGGAGGGTCTGATTAGGCCCTCCCACCTTTTCATGGGATTGGAGAGTGAGCCGGAGGGGCTGCTCTCTAGTTTTCGGAGGAATGATCCCAAATGGTTATTAAAAACAAAACAGTCGAATGGGGTGGCCTGACCGTTAAGTGTGCAGACCTCTACTTCGGCGTGAATACTCCTAGGGATGCGGGCACCAAGCTTTCAGCCACAGAGATGGGCTATATTGCTAGTGCTACGACTACCCCTACTGCCTCTAAGTTTACGGTTGCTAATTCTAGCGGCCAGACTGCTTGGCGTCGTCGTTATATTGACGACGGTGCTGCTGTCGTTCTCACGGCTGCTGATTCAGGTGGTGTTATCTACCTGGATAAGACTGACGGTTCTCAAACGACGCTTCCAGCTCCGGCTGTTGGCCTTAACTTTAAGTTCGTATGGGCTGCTTCGTGGGCTTCTGGTAACCAGAAGATTATCACGGATGCCGGTACGACCTTTTTGAAAGGTACCGTTTCCAAGTTTGATACCGATACCTTGACCGATCCTCTTTCGCAAGAGACGTTCAATGGTACCTCACATATCGCTCTTCTTGTTGATGCTGCGACGGACGGTGGTTTGATCGGCGGATGGTTGGAATTCAATTGCGTGTCTTCAACCATTTGGCACATTCATGGAATGATCAATCATTCTGGTAACGTGTCTGCTGCTGCTTCCACATCGTAATGGATGACAATGGCAACAGAGCCGAACTTCAGCACTATGCTGATGTTCGTAGTGAAACAGAAAGAGTATCGGGATGGCACATTGATCGTACCATCCCAATAGCTCTAGTGTTTGCCATTATGGTTCAAACAGCTGGGGCTTTCTGGTGGGCAGCTAATGTCACAAGTCGTGTCGAAGCTGCTGAAGCTAAAATTAACTCTTTGTCTTTTCATGAGACTCGTATCACTAGGGTTGAAACTCTTACTGATACTATCATGAAGAAACTAGATCATATCGATAATCAGATTGACGAACTAGCGATTTTCATTCGCAGGAATGAGAAATAATACGAATGTGTGGGGGTGTCCGGTCAAGCGTAGCCCCCACACTTTTCTTAAAAGAGGCTGAATGCTCAATCAATCTTCCATAAATAAGTTAAAAGGCGTTCATCCGGATCTCGTAGCCGTCATTAGGAAGGCTCACGAGTACACCCCAAAAGGTCCGGAGTGGGGTATCGTTCAAGGAGCCCGTACCCAGGCCCAGCAAGATAGGCTGTATGCTCAAGGACGAACAAGACCTGGGAAAGTAGTTACATGGACTCGTAGGTCTCGACACATAGGCGGTTACGCTATCGATTTCGTCCACCTGTTGGATATGAATCACGATGGCAAACTAGGTGATCAGGAGTTCGAGTGGAAAGATTTAAATGCCTATAAGGAGATTGCAGCAGATATCAAACTGGCTGCTCGTGATCTTGGAGTAAAGATTAATTGGGGTGGTGATTGGAAGAATAAGGATTGGGGTCACATTGAACTTGATCCGACTGTCTATCCTAAAGGCAGTACTGCTTCTCATATGAAGCCTCCTCCGCCTCCTATTCCAGTTCAAGTTAAGATTCCCCCTTTTGGTAATGATGCTCATCCCCTGAATGATCTGGTAGTCCCTACTGAGATCTTACAGTACATGATGGGGAAGGAGACGTTCCAGACTAAGCCCTATTGGGATGGCAATCGCTACTCTTGGGGCTATGGGACTGAGGCTCCTGGGCCTAATGGTGAGATTACCAAGGAACAGGCTTACAAGGACTTC